CGCACACAGTCTCAACCTCGATACCCCCCTTGGGAGGACGCCCCATGGCCTCTCCGAAGCCGAAGCCGCCGGCGCTGAAGCTCGTCGAGGGTCGGGGCAACGGGCGTGACTCGGGTGGCCGGCCGGTGGTCGAGGCGCCGTCGTTCGTTCGGTTGCCGCCGGAGCCGCCGGAGATCCTGTGGGGCGACGCCCTGGAGGAGTGGCAGCGGGTGGTGCCCGAGCTGCAGCGGCTGAAGCTGACGAAGCCGATCGACGCAGCCTCGCTCACGGCGTACTGCCTGGCGTGGCAGCGGCTATGCCAGGCGCAGCGGGTGATCGACGAGGAGGGACTGCTGGCGGTCAACAGCCAGGGCCGGACCCGCCACCCTGCCGTGGCGATCGTCGAGGCGGCGTCGAAGGAGCTGCGGGCCTGGGCGGCCGAGTTCGGACTGACGCCCTCGGCGGAGACCCGTGTGTCGAAGCCGGAGGGCGACGATGGGGAGAGCAACCCGTTCGCCGGCTGAGGCGGCACCGAAGAAGCGGCCCGCGAAGAAGGTTCCCGCCAAGCGAGCCCCGGCGAAGAAGGCGCCGGCCCGACGTCGCCCCGCGGCGAAGAAGCCCGCCGAGTTCGTGCTTCCGCCGCCGGCGGAGCTCGCCGAGTCGAAGCTCTCCCCTGAGGTCTGCTGGTACCTGTGGTCGCGGGGCATCCCGATCCCTGACTGTCCGCCGAGGATCAAGACCCCGGAGCCGCGAAAGGTGCGCGGCGCGAAGTTCGACCCGGAGCGGGTCGACAAGGTGCTCAAGGTGTTCGGGCTGCTGCGTCACACCCAGGGCGAGTGGGCGGGCCGCCCGCTCGCGCCGGACCCGTGGCAGGTCGCCTGGATCATCGCCCCGGTTTTCGGCTGGGTGAAGAAGAACGCCAGCGGCGAGTGGTGCCGGATCATCCGCCGGCTCTACGTCGACATCCCCCGCAAGAACGGCAAGACCACGATGTCGGGCGGGTTCGCCGTCTACCTGACGTGCGCCGATGACGAGCCGGGCGCCCAGGTGCTCGCCGCCGCGGCCGGCCTCAAGCAGGCGAGCTACTGCTTCGACCCGGTGAAGGCGATCGCCGAGAAGTCGCCGTCGCTCAGCCCGTACGTGAAGCCGATGCAGTCCCGCATCGTGCACAAGCCGTCCGCCTCCTACTTTACCGTGGTGTCGTCGGTCGCCGAGCTGCTCCATGGCGCGAACGTGCACGGCGCTGTCGTCGACGAGCTCCACGTGCACAAGACTCCCGACGTCATCGAGGCGGTCGAGACCGGCACTGGCTCGCGCCGCCAGCCGCTCGTGATCATCATCACCACCGCGGATGATGGTCGGCAGGGCACGATCTACGCCCGGCGTCGCAAGCGGATCGAGGAGCTCGCCGCCGGCACGCTGAAGGACCCGTCGATGTACGGCGTCGTGTGGGCCGCCGACCCCGCCGATGATCCGTTCGCAGAGTCGACCTGGCGCAAGGCCAACCCCGGCTACGGGATCTCACCGACCCGCGAGTTCATGCAGGCCTCGGCGCTGGAGGCGCAGCAGTCCCCGGCGGACCTGTCGAAGTTCCTGCGCCTGCACCTCGGCATCCGCACGAAGCAGGAGACGAAGTACCTCGAGCTGGAGCCGTGGGACCGCAACGCTTCGATCGTCGACAAGCGCGAGCTCGCCGGCCGGGTCGCCTACGGCGGCCTCGACCTCGCTGCCACCTCCGACTTCACCGCCCTCTGCTGGCTCTTCCCCGACGACGCCGGCGGCTACGACGCCGTGTGGCGCCACTGGCTTCCCGAGGACGCGCTGGCCGACCTCGACAAGCGCACCGCAGGCGAGGCGTCGGTGTGGGTGCGCCAGGGTCTGCTCACGCTCACCCCGGGCAACGTCACCGACTACGACTTCGTGCGCTCCACGATCAACGCCGACCGAGAGGCCTTCCAGGTCTCCGAGATCGGCTACGACCCGTGGAACGCCACGTCGCTGGTCAACCACCTGATGGAGGACGAGGCGCCGATGGTGCCGGTCCGCCAGGGCTTCATCACGATGTCGCCGCCGACGAAGGAGCTGCTCCGCCTGGTGCTCCAGGGCACGGCTGAGGATCCGAAGTTCCGTCACGGCGGCAACCCGATGGTGCGTTGGCAGGTCGACAACTTCGCTGTCGAGACCGATGCCGCCGGCAACGTGAAGCCGTCGAAGAAGAACGCCGGCGAGAAGATCGACGGTCTCGCCGCTGCGATCACCGCGCTCGACCGGGCGTCGCGCCACCAGGCGCCGGCGAGGTCCGCCTACGAGGACGAAGACCTGGTCTTCGCATGAGGGGAGGTTCGATGCTCGCTGCGCTGCTCGCTCTCGTGCTCGTCTTGGTCTTGCTGCTGTGCGTCGTCGCTGCGCTGGTGCAGCGGGATCGTCGGCCGTCGCCGTGGGCGGAGAAGGTGCGGCGCCCGGCGGTGGTGACGCTGCGCAGCGGTGTCGCTTTCCAGGGGCTGGTGTGGTCGGTGGAGGGTGACCTGATGGTGCTGCGGGAGGCGGCGATCGTCACCCCTGACGGGCCCACTCCGGCGGACGGTGAGGTCGTGCTCGAGCGGTCGCAGGTCGACTACGTGCAGGTGCTCGCCTGATGGCGGTCCAGTCCGCCGGCAGGATCATCGGCGTCGCGCGGCCGCCGGTCATCGGTCAGGCACGGCGCCGGGTGTCGCTCGCCGGGCAGTCGATGACGTACGCCCGCATCTACGAGCGTCAGCCGGCGGTCCGCACGGTGGTTGGGTTCCTGGCCCGCAACGCCGCCGACATCGGCATCCACGCCTTCTCGATGAGCGAGGACGGCCTCGACCGCACCCGCCAGCGCGACACCCCGCTCGCGCGGCTGATCCGCCGACCGAACCCTCGCCTCACCCAGTACGACTGGGTGTTCGGCATCGTCGCCGACCTGTGCATCTTCGACTTCCACCTGTCCGTGAAGGTGAAGCTGTCCGACGGGATGGCGCTGTTCCCGGTGCCGGCGGAGATGGTCGAGCCGGTCGGCGACAGCTGGGTGTGGCCCGACAGGTTCCGCATCGGCGGCCGGTCCGGCATCGAGCTCGACGCCGCCGACGTGTTCTACGTGCATGGCTACAACCCGACCAGTCGTCACACCGGCGTGTCCCCGATGGAGGCGCTGCGCCAGGTGCTCTCCGCCGACCTGGCCGCCGAGGAGTACCGCGAGAAGTTCTGGGCGCACGGAGCGCAGATCGCCGGCGTGCTGAAGCGGCCGGCGACGGCACCGCAGTGGAGCACGGGCGCGCGTGACCGGTTCCTCGACATGTGGCGGGCCCGCTACTCCGGGCTCGGCTCCGAGGTTGGTGGCACGCCGCTGCTCGAGGACGGCATGGAGTACGACGCCGAGGCGGGTGCCACAGCAAAGGACTCCGAGTACACCGCGGCGCGCAAGCTCACCCGCGAGGAGGTGGCGGCGGTCTACTTCACGTCGCCGACGATGGTCGGGATCCTCGACAACGCCAACTACTCGAATGTGAAGGAGTTCCACAAGGGGCTCTACCAGGACACGCTCGGGCCCACGTTCACCCAGCTCCAGCAGGCCATGTGGCTGCAGCTGGTGCCGGACCTCGGCAACCAGGACCTCGACTACCTGGAGTTCAACATCATGGCCAAGCTCGCCGGCACCTTCGAGGAGCAGGCGACGATCTTCAGCACCGCCGTGGGTGGGCCGTGGATGACCCGCGACGAGGCCCGGGCCCGGGTGAACCTGCCGCAGCTCGACGGCCAGGGCACCGACCAGCTGATCGTCCCCATGAACGTCACCGAGGGCGGCCAGGCGTCGCCCCGCGACTCAGCCCCACCGAAGCGTCTCGCGATCACGCCACCGGGCCGCAAGTCGGCCGACCGGCTCGACCCGCTGCGCGTCGCCTCCGACCCCGACCTCGCTGGCGCCACGGTCGAGCTGCTCGAGAGCACCTTCGACCGCCAGGTGCGCATCGCCCTCACGGCGCTCGGCGCCCAGAAGGCAGCGCCGACCGCCGCTGACGTGTTCGACGTCGAGCGCTACAACGTCGAGCTCACCGAGGACCTGCTGGCAGAGAGTCTGGCCGCCGCAGGGGTGACCGCCGCAGCCGTGCTCGCCGCTGCAGGCAAGGACCCGTCGACAGCGACCGCCGAACCGATGCGTCCCTGGCTCACCGTGAAGGCAGCGGCGCAGGCCACCGAGATCAACGCTGCCACCCTGGCCGCCATCGAGGCGGCGCTCGACGAGGACGACCCCGCCGCGGCCATCCAGCAGATGGGCGACAACGGCGCCGCGCGCGCAGCGGTGCTCGGCGCCTCGTTCGTCGCCGCGGTCACCGGGTTCGCCGCAACCGACACGGCCAAGGCGGTCGGCTACGCCTCGAAGGTCTGGGTCGTCACCTCGCCGAAGTCACGCCACCCCGAGCTGAACGGCGAGACCGTCGGCATCGACGAGACGTTCAGCAACGGGGCCCGCTGGCCGGGCGACTCCGGCGGCGGTGTCGACGAGGCCGCCGGCTGCACGTGCGAGCTCGAGATCGTCCAGGAGGACTGACCATGCACAAGACCCTCATCGCACCGGCCACCGTGAAGGCGGTCAAGGCCGAGGACGGCACGGCGACCGGCATCGTCGAGGCGATCGTGTCGGTGTTCGACAACGTCGACCTGGTCGGCGACGTGGTGCGCAAGGGCGCGTTCGCCGACTTCGTCGCCCGGGTCAAGGCCGGGTGGGAGGCCCCGTTCGTGTGGTCGCACATGACGAACTCGCCGGAGATGTTCATCGGCGACACGCTCGACGCCGAGGAGCGCGACGAGGGCCTGTGGGTGAAGGCCCAGATCCACATGGACGAGCGGCTGGCCGCCAAGGCGTTCTCGCTCATCGAGAAGAAGCAGGTGAGCCAGTACTCGTTCGGCTACGACATCGACGAGGCGTCGATGGTGACCGAGGACGGCCGCTCGTTCTACGAGCTGCGCAAGATCACGGTGCACGAGACGGGGCCCACCATGTACGGGGCCAACCCTGCCACCCGCACCGAGGCCGTGAAGCAGCTCATCACGAGCGGCGCACTCACGGCCGACGAGGTGCGCGAGGGCCTGGAGAAGGCCGGCCGGGTCCTGTCCCGCAAGAACGAGGACACGCTGCGCGGCGCCCACGAGGCGATCGGCACCGTGCTCGACCAGCTCGACGCAGGTGACGACGACGGCAAGGCCGTCGACGCACCGCCGACGAAGTCCACCGAGGACCCGAACCCGGGCAAGGCCGACGAGGCCGAGGACCCGGACGACGGCAAGGCGGACACCACCACCAACCACGAAGTCGATCAGGAGATCGACGCGATCCAGGCCGCCCACTTCGAGGGCGTGCTGGAAGGAGCACAGCTATGACCGCCACCATGAAGCGCATCCCCGACCTGCTCAAGCAGCTCGAGGGCAACGTCGAGAAGGCCAAGGAACTGGGCGCCAAGGCCTCCAGCGAGTCGGGCCTCACCGACGAGGACCGGGTGACCCTCAAGGGCTACCGCGAGGAGTCCGAGAAGATCGTCCAGCAGATCAAGGCCGCCAAGAGCGACGGCGAGGCCATCGACGCCATCGAGTCGATGTTCGCCGGTGTCAAGGGCCCCGACCAGGCCAAGGACGCGCCCGAGCGCAAGTCGCTCGCCAAGGCGTTCGTCGAGTCGCCCGAGTACCGCGCCGCGGTCGAGGGCATCGCGAAGGGCGCCGAGGTGCCCAAGGGGCGCCGAGTCGACCCCGTCGCCGCCAAGGGCCTGTTCAAGTCGCTGCTGCGCACCGGCTCCGCCACCGCCGGCGGCGCCCTGGTGAACATCACCTCGAACCGGCTCGGCGTCGTCGACGTCGAGGACTTCCGGCCCCGCGTGTTCCGCGACCTGGTCGACGTGCAGACGTCGGACTCGCCGCTGATCGAGTTCGTGCGCCGGTCGTTCACCAGCGCCGCAGCGGGTGTCGCCGAGGCGACCGCTGTGAACAACGGTGCCAAGCCCGAGGCCGGCCACACCTTCGAGGAGGACAGCACCACGGCCAAGACGATCGCCCACTGGGAGCCCGTCACTCGCCGGATGCTGAACAACGTGGCCCAGATCATGGGCATCATCGAGTCGGACCTCTCCGAGGGCCTCGAGGAGGAGCTGGACGACCAGATCGTCAACGGCGCCGGCGGCGCCGACCTGACCGGCATCCTGGCCACCTCCGGCATCGGCTCGCAGTCGTTCACCACCGACCTCTTCACCTCCATCCTGAAGGCGAAGACCCAGGTGCGGATCACCGGCCGCTCGATGCCGACCGCTGTGGTCATGTCCCCCGAGGACATGGAGACCGTGCTGCTCGAGCGCTACACCGACGGCGGCATGTTCGTCTACGGCGGGCCGCAGCAGCAGGGTCCCGTCACCCTGTGGGGTGTGCCGGCGGTCGAGTCCGAGGTGGTCACCGAGGGCCAGGCGATCATCGCCGACTGGAAGAAGGCGAAGCTGTACGACGTCGAGGCCGCGTCCATCGCGTGGACCGACTCCCACAGCGACTTCTTCATCCGGAACATCGAGGTGTGCCGTGCCGAGCTCGACGTGGCCCTGGCGATCTTCCGCCCGGCGGCGTTCGTCACCGTCGACCTCACCGAGGGCAGCTGACCCAGCTGACCTGACGTCGCGCACGCTGCCCGCCCCGGTCCGCTGGGGCGGGCAGCTGCCCGACACCGACTGAAGGGAGTCCGCCATGGCTGGAGAGCTTGCTCGCTACCGCCTCGGCAAGTACGTGTACCGGATGACCGCCGAGCACGCCGAGCGTGTCGGCGCCACACCGGTCGACCCGCCGCCGGCGGCACCGAAGAAGGCGCCCGCTGCGCGCAACAAGCGGCGAGCCCCGGCGCGCAACAAGGCCGCCGACAGCTGATGTCGACCAGCTCGGGTCCCGTGCATCCGTGCCCGGTGTGCGACTCGCCCGAGCAGACCTGCACCGGCAGCCACGTGTTCACCACGGTGCTGCCCGACGCGCCCACCCCGGTGCCGCTGCAGGGCGACGGTCCGCTGCGACGCTACGTGGTCGACGGCCGTGGCGTGATGCTCACCGACGACGACGCCCGACGCCTCGGGCTGCTCGAGGAGGACTGACGTGGCCAACGACCTCCTCGACATCGAGACCGCCGAGACGATCATCGGGGCCGCGCCCAACTTCACCGACTCGCAGCTCGACATCGCCGTCGAGATCGTCCGGCGTCACTGCGGCTGGCACATCGCACCGGTGCGGACCGAGACCCTGACGGTCGACGGCAACGGGTCGACGGAGCTGGTGCTTCCGACCTTGCGGCTGACCGACCTTGCCACGTGCACCGTCGACGGTGTCGCGGTGAGCGACGTCGAGTGGTCGACGAACGGCACGATCGAGCGGCGCTCCCGGTTCCCGCGCAAGCGCCGGGCGGTGGTCGTCGAGGTCGAGCACGGTCACGACGCATGCCCTGACGACGTGGTCGGCGTGGTCGTCACCGTCGCGGCCCGCATCCCGTTCAGTACTGGCGGCGACGGTGTCGAGGCGGGGCTCGTCGAGGAGCAGCTGGGCAGCTACCGCTACCGGCTGTCGGACTCGGTGCAGACCGAGGGGTTCCTGACTGACGCCGACCTGTTCGTGCTCGGCGCTCACCGGGTGCCGCCGACGCCATGATCCCACCGACGATCCACCAGGTCTGGCTCGGTGGGCCGATGCCCGAGCACCTGCAGGCGTACCGCCAGTCGGTGATCGACATGCACCCCGGGTGGGAGCACCGCCTGTGGGGCGACGACGACTTCGGCTGGCTCCGCAACCAGGACCTGTTCGACCGTGCGTCGGAGATCGCACCCGGCCACGAGGGGCAGCTGCGCTCCGACATCGCCCGCTACGAGATTCTCGCCCAGCACGGCGGCGTCTACGTCGACTGCGACATGGAAGCGCTCGCCCCGCTCGACGGGCTGCTGTCACACCGTGCGTTCGCCGGGTGGGAGCTCGACGGCGTGTGGGTGAACAACGCGGTGCTCGGCGTCGAGCCGGGGCATCCGCTGATCGCTGAGCTCGTCCGACGCATCCCCGCCTCGGTGCAGCGGGCCGAGGGCAGGGGCTGGCGCCCGAACCGGATCACGGGCCCGCACCTGATCACCCCGGTGGTGCGAGCGCACCGCCACACGGTCGAGATCCTGCCGGCGGCCACCTTCTACCCGTACGCCTACGACCAGCTCGAGCGGGGCGGGGAAGCGTTCCCCGACTCACTCATGGTCCATCACTGGGACAACGCCAGGAAGCGCCGGGGGGTGCCCCGTGGGTGACGTGGTGACGATCGAGTCGTTCGGTCACTTCTACCGGATCGTGAACCCTGGTCCGGGTCGTGTCGGGTCGAAGCTGGCGAACGGTGAGCCGTACGAGAAGAAGCTGTTGCAGGAGATCGCCCGTCAGGGGTTCGTGGGCACCGCGTTCGACATCGGCGCCCACATCGGGAACCACTCGCTGTACCTCGCAGCGGTGTGCGGTCTGCGGGTGCACGCGTGGGAGCCGTTCGCCGACTCCCGGGCGCAGCTCGAGCACAACCTCACCCTCAACCCTCACCTTCAGGTAGAGGTTCACTCTTGGGCCGCGGGTGACCGGGACACGCGCGGCCGGTTCACGTCTGGCATGTGGTTGGAGTTCGACCCGACCCGCGACGGCGCAGCGATGAAGGTCGACCGGGGCGACATCCCGGTGCATCGCATCGACGACCACGTGCAGGTCGACGACCTGGCCGTGGTGAAGGTCGACGTCGAAGGCATGGAAGCCGCCGCGCTCTCCGGGGCGATCCGCAACATCGAGCGCTGCCGCCCCGTCGTCTACGCCGAGGCGCACACCGCTGCCGACCACGACTCGGTCGCCGACGTGCTCGAGCCGCTCGGCTACGTCATGACCCACACCGTGCGCATGGGCTCACCGATGGACCGCTGGGCGGTCCCACGGTGACCGCCTCCCTGTCGGTGGCGGTCATGGCCCACCCGAAGCGGGAGGCCATGGTCGACGAGCTGCTCGACTGGCTCGACCGGCCGGCGACCGTCGTGTGGGACCAGGTCAACGACCGCCATGACACCGGCGCCCGCGCCATGGGTGCCTTCGACCCCGGCTGCAGCCACCACCTGGTGGTGCAGGACGACGTTGTGCCGTGCCGCGACCTGGTCGCCGGCGCCGAGCGGGCGCTGGAGCGCACCCCGGGCGACGTGCCCGTGTCGCTGTACGTCGGCACCGCTCGACCGTTCGGCCCCGAGATCGCCGCCGCTGTCCGTTTCGCTGGGGGCCACTCGTCGTGGCTGATCATGGAGGGCCTCTACTGGGGCCCGGCCGTCATCGTGCCCACGCCGCTGATCCCCCCGATGCTCGCCTGGTACGCCCGCTCGACGCTGCAGAACTACGACCGGCGCATGTCCGGCTGGTTCCAACGCCAGGGCCTGCCCACCTGGTACACGTGGCCGTCGCTCGTCGATCACCGCGGCGACGACTCGCTCGTGCACGAGGCCGCACCGGGCCGGCGGGCTCACCGCTTCGCCGGCACCGACCGCTCCGCCCTGGACCTCGAGTGGACCGGCGGCATCGTGCAGCTCGCCGACACCGACAAGCTCGACGCCAAGCGGCAGCGGGCAGCGAAGCGGAAGGTGCGCACGTGAGCCTCCTGAAGTTGTTCACGACCCCGTACGAGATCGTGCGGGCCACGGTGAACGCCGAGGCCGACGAGGACACCGGCGACGACGTCACCACGCTCAGCGAGCCGGAGGCGGACGTTCACCGGACCTGCTGGTTCGAGCAGACCGCGAGCTCGGAGACGAACGGCGACCGCACCCAGGAAGCCGTCACTGCGTTCGCAGCGTTCAAGGCGGGCACCACGATCACCGCCGCCGACCTGGTCGTGATCGACGGCGACCGCTGGTCGATCGTCGGCCGGCCGCATCGGGTGCAGCGCCGCGGCGTCGAGCACCACGTCGAGTGCCAGCTGCAGCTCGTCACCTGAGAGGAGCGACCTGATGGCCACCCAGTTCGTCCCCGACCCCAACCTCGAGCAGAACCTGCGCGACATGTCAGAGATGCGCCGGGCGCGCCTCGCTGTCGCTGACCAGGTCGTGGCCGCCGCCGAGGCCACTGCCCCCGAGCGGTCCGGCCGGTACAAGCGGTCGCTCCGTGCCGTGTCCAGCGGCGCCGAGGTGCGCGCCGAGAGCGACGACCCGGCCGCCCACCTCATCGAGTTCGGATCGATCAACAACGAGGCCTACGCGCCGCTGCGCCGTGGCGCCGAACGCGTGGGCCGCTACGACGAGGCGCCGAAGCCGTGAGCCCGATCACGATGCCGCCGGCGCTGCACGTCACCCGCTCCTACCTACTCTCCATCGAAGCGGTCACCGACGAGCTCGGCCAGCGCATCCACACCCGTCTCCCGAAGACGAAGGTGTTCCCGCTGATCATCCTGCGCGCCGCCCCCGGCGGTCGACGCACCGTCCGCGACCGAGTCGCCCGCACACCGATCGACGTCCACGTCTACCCCAACCCAACCTCGGGCACGGCCGACAAGGACGCCAACCTGCTCGCCGACCTGGTCCACGGCGTCCTCCTGGACGCCGCCGGCTACGTCGACGAGGGCAACGCCGCAGTCCTCCTCGCCTGCGAGGAGATCACCGCGCCGTACCCAGCGCCCGACGACACCGACGACCGCGACGTGCCCCTGGCGCGCTGGCAGTCGGCCATCGCCGTGCACATCAGACCCAACCCGTGACCGGCACCCGTCGGCACACCCCAGCAAGGAGCAGAACATGAGCAAGGACGCAACGGCAGTCCTGTCGGTCGACGCCGAGTGCGAGTTCTCCTTCGCGCCGACCGGCACCCCCATGCCGGCCACCGCGGAGGCAGCACTCAACGCGGCGTTCGAGAGCGCCGGGTACATCGAGGACCCGCCCGACTTCACCCTCGACAAGCCCACCTCGGACATCACGGCGTGGAACGCAGACGATCCGATCCGCACCCTGATCGAGCGCGAGAACCTCGAGGTGACGATCAAGCTGCAGCAGACCACCGCGTTGGCGGTCGAGCTGTACTGGGGTCTCGGCGACTGGGTGTCCGACGGCAGCACCGGCGCCATCTGGACGCCCCGCTCCGGCGCGGTCGAGAAGGCCGGCGTGCTCCACCTCACCGACGGCGAGAACGTGTTCCGCTTCGCCGCCGGCCGGTTCTCCGTGTCGAAGGTCGGCAAGATGAACCTGACCCGCGCCCAGGCCGTGTCCTACGAGGTGACGCTCAAGCGCCTCACCTCCGCCGTCTACAACGGCGCCGGCTACGCCCAGCTGTTCAACTGGGTGCCGACCGGCGCCCTGTCCAGCTGATGGGCGACCTCAACTTCGACCAGCGCCGAGCAGATCGGGGGCTCGGCGCTGGTCACAAGGTCACCATCGGGGGCGAGACGCACGAGATCCCGGCCGTGCTGTCGATGGAGACCGTCGCCCGGTTCGGGCAGGTCATCGCAGCGGCGAACGGCGGAGAGCTGCGTATCGAGGCCGAGGACGCCCAGGCGTTGCTCACCTCGACACCCGAGCTGGTCGGAGTGCTCGCCGAGGCGCTCGGCGAGTGGGTGCACGGGCTAGACCCCGAGGAGTTCATGGCGCTCATGGAGCTCTACGACCTCGGGGGCACCACGGGAAAGCCCTCAGCCTCCTAGCGGTCCTCGACGACCACTGGGAGGCGCTCGAGGCCGACTTCTCCCGCTTCCACGGGCGACGCCTCGTCACCACCGTGTTCGGTGACGAGGCGCTCGCCCCGGCGGAGCTGTACTCGCTGATCACGAAGCTGCCCGACGACTCGGCGTTCGCCCGGGCCGTCGCTGCGGTGACCGGTCGGTACCTGCCGCAGGAGCTGCATCGCGCTGCGGAGCTGAACCTGTTGCACCAGATCCTCGACGTGACGATCCAGGCCGCCACAGGCGGCAAGGGCCGGGCACCCGACTTCGAGGCGTTCATGCGCGCCGGCAGCACCGCCGCCGTGGCCGAGGCGCCTCGCAAGCCGCGGTCGATGCGCGACTGGATGCGCGCCCTCGGAGCGTTCACCGAGGGAGTCCCTCTCCCACCCGAGAAGCCCAGGAGGTGAGCGATGAGCGTCAAGGCCGGTACCGTCTACGTCGATGTCGAGCCGTCGCTCGATCGGCTCAACTCGGGGCTGCGCACCGCTGCCGGTGTCGCCGCCGGACTGTTCGCCGGCGCACAGATCGGCCAGGTGTTCACCGACGCTGCACGCGACGCCGACGAGGCAGCGCAGATCGCGGCGCGCACAGCGAACGTCATCCAGACCACCGGCGGCGTCGCCAACGTCACCGCCGAGCAGATCAACGAGCTCGCAGGGGCGATCTCGGCGAAGACCGGTATCGACGACGAGGCGATCCAGTCGGGCCAGAACCTGCTGCTGACGTTCACGAACATCCGCAACGAGGTGGGCGCCGGCAACGACGTGTTCGACCGGGCCACCCAGGCGTCGGTCGACCTGTCGAAGGCGCTCGGCACCGACATCTCGGGCGCGTCGATCCAGCTCGGCAAGGCGCTCAACGATCCGATCAAGGGCATCACCGCCCTGTCGCGAGCAGGCGTCTCGTTCACCGCTGAGCAGAAGGAGCAGATCAAGGCCCTGGTCGAGTCGGGCCAGACGCTCGAGGCGCAGAAGATCATCCTCGCCGAGGTCGAGCGCCAGTTCGGTGGAGCTGCGGAGGCGATGGCGTCGCCGTTCGAGCGCCTGCAGACCGTGATCGGCAACCTGAAGGAGTCGCTCGGCGCCGGCATCCTCCCGCTTGTCGACACGTTCGCCCAGGCGTTCTCCGGGCTGGCCGACCAGCTGGGCCCGACGCTGGAGGGCGTCGGCGCTGCTGTGGGCGGCGCGCTCACCCCGCTGCTCGACGCCGTCGGCCCGATCGCGATCACGCTCGGCGACAGCTTCGCCGGCGTGCTCACCGGGATCACGCCAGGGATCGAGGCTCTGTCGGGCGCGTTCGCCGAGACATTCTCGACGCTCGGCCCGATCATCTCCAGCTCGGTGACGGTGGTGGGCGAGGCGATCGGTCAGCTGCTCCCGGTGTTCACTCCGGTGATCGGTGCGCTCGGCAACCTCGCCGAGGGCGCGCTCCCGGTCATCGCTGGTCTCTTCTCGACCCTGGCCGAGGTCGCAGCGAACGTGCTGGGCCCGGTGCTGGGTGCGCTCGGCCCGCCGATCCGGCTGATCGCCGAGGCCCTCGGCGGCGCGCTCACGACGGCGCTCGTCGCTGTCGCCGGGCCCGTGACGACGGTCGCCGAGGCCCTCGGCGGGGCGCTCGCCCAGGCGATCACCACGGTGGCCCCGTTCGTCGAGCAGCTCGTCATGATCCTCGGCGGCGTGCTGGCCGACAGCCTGACGCTCGTCGCCCCGCTGCTCGGCGAGCTCGCCAGTGTGCTGACCGGCACGCTCGGCCAGGCACTGAGTGCGCTGCTGCCGCCGCTCGGCCAGCTGGCCGTGGCCCTGGCGGGCGCGCTCGGAGCGGCGCTCGCAGCGATCCTGCCGCCGCTGGTGCAGCTGGCGGGCACGCTCGGCGGCGTCCTGGCCGAGAGCCTGGGCATCCTGCTGCCTCCGATCGTGGAGGTGGCCACGGTGCTCGGTGACACGCTCGCCCAGGCGCTGACCACGCTGGGTCCGGCGCTCGGCGACATCGTCGCGGCTATCTCGGGCGGGCTCATCCAGGTGTTCGAAGCGCTCGCGCCGGTGCTGCCCATCGTCGCCACGGCCATCGCCGACCTGGTCGTCGCGATCGTGCCGCTCATCCCGCTGCTCGTCGACCTGGCGGTGACGCTGCTCGAGCGGATCGGCGTGCCGGCGCTCACCGCCATCGCCGAGGCGATCGCGTTCGTGGCCGCCGGGTTCGTGCAGCTGATCACCCCGCTGCTCGAGAACGAGACGCTGCTGCAGGTCGTCGCCGGCGCCATCGGTGCGCTGGCTGTCGGGTTCGCTGCGATCAACGCCGTCCTCACGTTCGTACTGCCGCTGTTCGGGGCGATCAGCGGAGCGATCGGAGCGGTCGGCGCTGCGCTCGGTGTGATCATCTCTCCCGTCGGACTCGTGGTGGCTGCGGTGGTGGCGATCGGCGCCGCCCTGTTCTTCGCCTACCAGCGCGTCGAGCCGTTCCGGAACGCGGTCGACGCCGTCGGCAGGTTCCTGCGCGACACGGTGTTGCCGGCGATCATCGAGGTCGCCCGGTTCATCGGCGGCGTGTTCGTCGACGGGTTCCAGGCGGCGTGGGAGGTCGTGTCCCGACTCGGCGCGATCATCGGCGACCTGTTCGGCGGCGACTTCGGCGCAGCGTTCGACGGGCTGAAGGACCTCGGCGGCGACATCATCGCCGGGCTCGGCCAGGCGATCATCGCCGTGGGCGACTGGATCGTCAGCGAGGCCGTGCCGTTCATCGCCGAGAAGGCGCTGGGCATCGGCGAGGCGATCGTCGGGTGGATCGCCGACATCGTCCCACAGATCCCCGTGAAGTACGCCCAGCTGTACCTGGCGATCGGCGAGTGGCTCCTCACCGACGCCATCCCGTTCGTCGCCGAGAAGGCGGTGCAGATCGGCGGCGCGATCCTCGGGTGGCTCGGCGACTTCGTGCCCTCGATCCCCGGCCGGCTCCTGGCGATCAACCTGGCGATCGGCGAGTGGGTCAGCAACACCGCGATCCCGTGGGTCGCCGAGAAGGCGCTCGCTCTCGGTGAGGCGCTGCTCGGCTGGATCTCGAACACCGCCCAGGAGCTGCCCGGCCAGCTGCTCCGGTTGGCCACGGCGATCGGCGAGTGGCTTCTCACCGATGCCGTGCCGTTCGTCGCGCAGCAGGCGCTGCAGATCGGTGGGGCGATCCTGTCGTGGATCGCCAACACGGTCGCCCAGCTGCCCGGCCAGCTGCTGTCGATCGCGGTCACGATCGGCGACTGGATCCTCACCGAGGCGCTCCCGTTCATCGTGTCGACGTCCCTCGAGCTGGTCGCCGGGTTCCTCGGCTGGATCACCAACGTGGCGGCGTCGCTGCCGGGCCGGCTCGTCGACATCGCCGCGGCGATCGGCTCGTGGATCATCGACACCGCCGTGCCGTTCGTGCTCGACAAGGCCCTCGAGCTGCGCGCCGCGATGCTCGCGTGGATCACCGACGCCGTCACCGAGCTGCCCGGCCGACTCCGGGACCTCGCCGACACGATCCTGACCTGGATCGGCACCTTGCCGGACAAAATCGCGGAGGCCGCCGAAGGGATGTGGGACGGGATCACCGACGCGTTCGCCGGGATCATCAACTTCCTGATCGACGCGTGGAACGGGCTCGACTTCACCATCGACATCACCGTGCCCGACTGGGTGCCCGGCATCGGTGGCCGCGGGTTCAACGTCGCCGACATCATCCCCGACATCCCCCGCCTCGCCGCCGGCGGCATCGCCCGGGCGACCGACGGCGGCATCGTGGCGAACATCGCCGAGGCGGGCGACGACGAGGCGGTCATCCCGCTGACTCCGTCGGTGCTGTCACAGCTCGGCGCAGCGATCGCCGCCGCAGGCGGCGGCAGCAGCAGCGGGCCGCTGGTGAACATCGAGCGCCTCGAGGCGCCGACCGAGCTGGCGCTCGGCCAGGAGCTCGCCAACGCAGCGCTGCGAGCGAAGGCGCTCGTCGCATGATCCCCGACTCGGTCCGCGACGCAGGCGGCGTGCTCACCGTGGTCGACTCCGGCTTCACGATCCCGAACCCGGCGATCACCGTGCACGACTACGGGTTCACCCAACTGTGGGACATCACCCTGTCGGGCGACAACGTCGAGACGATCGCCGGGCACGTCGCCTACCCGCGAGTGATCAAGCAGCAGACCGCGACGGTGCCGATCCTGATCGATCCGCTCGTCGACATGGCCGGCGATCCGCTCGACGGGACGGTCGCAGCGATGCGCGCCAACTACCTCGAGCTGCAGGAAGAGCTGATCCTGCCCACCACGGTCGACGATGGCGCCCAGGACGTCAGCTTCGAGCCGTCGCCCGGTGAGACGCCGCTGCTCGGCCGGATCCAGTTCGTCGGCATCCAGGTCGGGCGCCGCACCCGCCGCGGCTGGCTCGCCGTGCTCGACCTGGTGCTGCCCGACGGGCCGCTCGTCGAGGAGGGCTCGTGATCCGCCGGGCGCAGGTCGACGTGCTCGACGCCGACGAGACCCCGGCGCTCGAGGCCGCACCGGTCGTCGACGCCACCTACAGCGAAGAGGACTCCGACGCCGCAGCGTTCAACGTCACGATCCCCGACCGGGCCGGCACGTTCACCGCCGGCCAGCTGGTGCGGGTGCGGCTCAACGGCACCCCGGACTTCACGGGCCGTGTCGATGTCGCGGACCGGGTGATCAAGGGGCTGACACCGGACAAGCAGCTGTTCACGCTGCGGGGCCGCGACTGGCTCAGCGAGTTCGAGGACGCCCCGATCTCACCGCCGCTCGGCATCGGCAACCTGCCCGCCGCGCGCATCGTCCGCTTCGACTGGACGCACCCGCTGCTGCCCCGCGGCGACTGGGTGACACCCACCTACCTGGGGTCGCTGTTCACCGCCGACTTCGACCCGTTCGGCGACCCGGTGCCGGGCCCAGTCGGAGCGAAGACCGGCTACGACCCGGAGGCGTGGCCCGACGTGTTCTCCGGGTGGATCTGGTCGAGCGACGTCGACGGGTTCGGCTCCCACGCCGACGGCGACGTCTCCTACTTCTACCTGCCGATCACCTGCACGGCCGGCCCGCTGGTGCCGGTGTTCACCGCCGACGACACCGGCGCGCTGGCGATCGACAACGTCGAGCTCGACTCGGGCGTCGCCCCTCCCGGGGTGCAGTGGACCCAGGCGTACGCGGCCGGCGTGCCCGAGGTGACCGCAGGCGTGCACCACGTGTGCGTGCGTGCGGAGAACACGGAGTTCGACAACCAGAACGGGCTCGGCAACCCGGGCGCCGTCGCCTGCGTCATCTACCAGCAGCTCGAGTCCACCTACCTCGAGTTCAACAACGTGATCGCCCGCACCGGCCTCAACGTCGACAGCGGCGACCCACTCCTCGGCGGCGACTGGGTGTGCCTCGCCAACCCCAGCGAGCCCCCCGGGTTCACGTGGGGTCACGCCTGCCGGTTGCTGTTCGAGCAGGCCCAGGCAGAGGGCCACCTCGTCGGCTGGTCGCTCGGCTTCAACGACGACACCGACTCCGGCGGCCAGGCGTGGCCTGTGTCCCCCGAGATCACCGCCACCGTCAACGACACCCTCCTGGCGTTCCTGCGCCAGTCGAACGCCCGCGGGTTCTGCGACTTCGCCGCCCGCCCGGGCGAACGGGTCCTCGACGCGTGGCGCTGGCGAGAGCGCGGTGACTTCTGGACCGGTCCGGCCGAGCCGCCGGTGTGGGACGACGGCCAGCTCACCCAGGCGTCGGGGAGTCAGCGGCGATGAGCGAGCTCAGGGTGCGGGTGCAGTGGGCCGGCGGGTTCGTCGAGGCGTCGGACGGCGGCACCGGCCCGGTGCGCACCATCCCGTACAACGCCGGCGACAACGTGCGCAGCGCTGAGGCCGCCCTGGCGCTCGCCGAGGCGTACCTGACCACGGTCGGCGCCTCGGAGAGCGTGTCGTCGACGCTCGGCGACGTCGACGTGTGGCCAGCGATCGGCGACGCCGTGTCGACCTACGGGTTCGACGGCACCCTGCAGACCCAGCGGATCCGAGCCAGGCGAGTCGACGTGGACCGCAACGGGTTCGCCAGGGTCACGCCGACACTCGGGTCGCCGGCCGAGGAGATCACTGCCCGCCAGCAGCTGGCGATCCAACGCATGGCCACGGGTAGTACCGGCGGCCGGTCTGCCGGCATCGCTCCGTCGACGTCGATGTCCGCTGGGGTGCCGTCGGGGCCGATGCGCCAAGTGAACGTGCCCGAGTGGTCGTGGTCGGCGTTCGCCGCCGACAAGCTCGCCGGCCCGATCTACGACACGAAGGAACCGGGGATCATCACGAAGGCGACGGGGCTGCTCACGGCGTCGCTGCCCGACGACGTGATCGTCGACGTGCTGCGCAACGGTGTGACCGCGGCGGCGCTCACGATCGCCACCGGCGAGGTGCGGGTGTCGGCCCTGTGGGCGCTCAGGTTCCTGCCAGGCGAGTCGATGCAGTGCGTGATCTCGTCGCTCGGGTCGTTGACCGAGGGGGATCTGGCCGGCGTGAAGCTGACCATGCAGTTCAAGGCGGCGCCCGCCCTGCTGAGAGTCCAGGACTGATGCGGAGAGGAGCCCCATGATGTTCATGGAGCTGGCCGCGGCTGTCGGCGTGGCGTGTGGGGCAGCGATCGGCGTGTTCACCCTGCTCGAGAAGATCACCGGCGTCGGCACCCGGTGGCTGGCACGCGGTGTCGCTCAGGGCACCGAGACGTTGCGCGCCGACGTGAACGACGTCAAGGCGCAGGCGAAGGAGATGGCCGAGACGATCACCGAGGTGAAACACCTGCAGCGCTACCACCTCGGTGATAACGACGGTTCACCGCGTCTGCATGACCGGGTCACTCTGATCGAGGGTGCCCTGTCGTGGATCCATTTCGAGCAGGCGCAGGTCCGTCACGACCTCGAGGATCAGCACAAAGGCGATGGCAGGCCATGACCGCACCAGCGAACCTGCGCGGCTGGGGCCAGGGGTGGCCCGTCGACCGATCCGCCGACATGCAGTGGGTGCGCGCGTCGAGGTCGGGGGCGAAGTGGCAGGTCCACCGGGAGATCGCGCCGATCGTCGAGTACCTGGTCAACGAGGTCGAGCGGCGTGGCTACCTGTTCGACCACGGGCCCGACGACGTCGACGACGAGTGGGGTTACAACAACCGACCGATCCGCGGGAAGCGTGTCCCGTCGAATCATTCGTGGGGGTTGGCGATCGACATCGACGCCACCCAGTACCCGATGGGTACTCGTCGGAACCCTCCGGCGTGGATCGTGTCGCTGTTCGAGGCGCACGGGTTCGAGTGGGGCGGCCGCTGGAAGCGGCCGGATCCGATGCACTTCGAGTTCACGGGGTGGCCGTCGGACGCCAGGCGGATCACCGCTCAACTCTCAACCAAACCCTCAACCTCACCCTTCACGACAGGGTCACCCTCGACCCCGAAACCCCCTGGAGATCCCGACATGGTTCGTTTCCTCACGTCACACGCCGAGTACGGCAGTCGCCTTGTGGTCATCTCCGATGACCAGGGCTACCGCGAGTCGGGTGTGGCGACCGCTGCGGACGCGAACGCGTTCGCTCAGGTGGTCCCGTCGATCCAACTGTCGCCGAAGGCGTTGCAGGACTTGCGGGCGGTGCATCAGGCGACGACCGCGAACGGCAGGGTGCGCTGATGTCGCGCATGCTCACCGCTGCTGACCCGGCACCGTTGGTGCCGGAGGTGGCGTTGGACTGGTGGCGGGCACAGGATCCGCCGTGGGCGCAACCGATCGGAGCTGCGCCGGTGGACCGGGTTCGCACGGCGGGGCTCGCCGGGCTGGTGACGGGCAACGAGACCGCCGACCGGGTGCGCGTGAAAGGCTCGACACCGTTGCAGCTCGCGGGGAAGCGCACGACGCGGGTGCTGACCTCACCGTCGTTCGGCACGTACAAGGTGCCGCTCCCCGATGTGGTGTGGACGAACGCGGCGACGAACCCTGACGCCCAATGGTTCGGTGTCGACACCGTGAAGGCCCACTACTGGGAGGTGTCGTCGCTGCGGGTCGGCCTGCTCGGCTGGTGGGCGCACGGCGTGCGCCGACACGACCTCGCCGGGCGGTGGGACACGCAGCGTGGCGTCGCGGGTGGCGGCATCCCGATCTGGGCGCTGATCCCCACACCATCGGAGCTGCGCGGCGGCACGTTCGACCGGGCGCTCAACTTCGTCGTCGCAGGGTCCTACTCCCGTGAGCGGGTGCCGTGGATCCGCAAGGGTGACGGCACGCTCACCGATCACCCGCTGCGCGCCGGTGAACGTCTCCGCCTGACCGCCGCCGCCTACGACCGCCACACGTTCGAGGCGGAGACCGCCGACGACTTCGCGGTGCTCGAAGGGCTGCGGCGGTTCGGGGCGATCGTGAACGACAAAACGTCGGCGACCGCCGGCCACAACCTGCGACTCCCCGCGGGCGCGGAGGTGACGGTCGCGTTGTCGATCACCGATTTCGAGGTGGTCGTCACGTGAGGGTTCTCAACGAATTGACCAGGAGGTCACCATGAACACCGACTACGACACCGCCGTCACCGGCGTCCTGACCAGCATCGTGCGCACCGCCGTGCCCTACCTCGTCGGGCTGCTGGTCACGCTCGCAGCGAAGGCGGGGCTCGACCTGGACGACGCGACGCTGCAGTCGATCGGGGCGCTGCTCACCGTCGTCATCGGCACCGCCTACTACGCGGTGGTGCGCGAGCTCGAGACCCGGTTCTCGCCGGCGTGGGGCTGGCTGCTGGGCCGGGCGAAGGCTCCCGCCTATGGCGTGGAGGGCTGATGGCGCTCACCGCTGCGCAGGCTGAGGCCGCCGAGTTCTCCGGCCGGCTCGGCGACTACATCGCCCGGTCATGGACGCGCACGTCGGGCGGCACCAGCTACGACGCGGATTCGGAGCTGGTGCAGATCCGGCGTGGGTCTCGGTCGTCGGCGACGCTCGTCGCGTCGTCCGACCCGGCGGACACGAGCGACGACGTGGCGCTGATCACGACCACGGGCACCGATCTGACCGCTGACCCGGTGGTGATCGCTTGGCAGTGCGAGGCCGACGAGTACCTGAAGCTGGCAGCGGGTGACCACTACTGGATCGGCATCGACGTGACCGTCGACGGCAAGCCGCGGGAGATCCAGCGGCACACGTGGACGGTGTTGGAGCAGACGGCGGTGCGGCCATGAGTGACGTGTGGGAGTCCGCGGGGCTCGTGACCGAGGTGTGGGAGTCGAACACGACACCGGGTGTCGAGTGGCGGGTGATCATCCGTGACGGCGACATCGTCGTGTCGGACGAGCAGATCGCCGCGGCGATCGTCGCCTACTTCGACGGGTCGACACCGGTGCTCGAGGGTGACGGTGCGGGTGGCGCCTTGTCGGGCACCTATCCGAGTCCCGGCTTGAACACCGAGGCGGTGCAGGACCTGGTGGGCGCGATGGCGGGCGCCGGGCTCACCTACGACGACGAGACGGGCCTCATCGACGCCGACCCGCCTGGTGTTCCCGACCACAACGACACAACGAACCGTGACGCTGTCGACGCTCATCCGATCTCGTCGATCACCGGGCTCCAAGCGGCGCTCGACGCCGCTGGTGGTGGCGGGTCGAACCTGCGTGTCGACGCCGCGGTCGTCGACGACACCGACAGCATCGACCTTGATGCAGCTGCCCCCGACAACATCTCCGCCGTGCTCGTCTGGGGACGCGCCACTGGGAACGGCGTGTACGAGGCGTCGGTCGCTGATGGGTGGACGCTCCTCGACCCGCAACCCACGCTGGTGGTCGCCGATGCGCTGCTGCAGGCACCGTCGTTTGACCCGGTGTTGGACGCGGGTGTCGCGTCGATCTACGACTACTCGGACACGGCGGGCTGGCAGCCGGTTGGGTCGGTGCCGACGTTGGACGGGAACCCGTCGATGGTGTGGGGGCCGACCGGCTGGGTGACGGCTGGCGGTGGCGCTCTCGCTGACCTGACCGATGTCGACGTCGTCTCGGACCCTCCCGCTCAGGACGATGTGCTCGCCTGGGACGACACCGAGAACAAGTGGACCCCCGCCACGTTGGATGGTGGTGTCGACCTGTCCGACGCCACCCCGCAGGACCTGGGCACCGCAGCAGCGGGTGTGTCGACCGAAGCATCTCGGGCCGATCACGTCCACGACATGCCCACCGCAGCGGACATCACTGTCGACGCGTCGGGGTTCAACGGCAACCTCACCACGTCGGACGACACGGTGCAGGAGATCGCCCAGAAGCTCGACGACCTCGTCATCCCAGCCGCGGGCATCGCTGATCCTGGCGGGGCGAACGACGACTTCCTGCAACGCAAGAGCGGAGCGTGGACGAACCGCACCGTCGCACAGGTCAAGACCGATCTCGGGGTAGGGAACGCTGCACTGTTCGTCACCCCACAGGTCAACGACTATGTGGGGATGCCGTCACCGAACGTGGCAGCGGGGAGCATCGCGAACTATGTGCTGGGCGCGACGGGACGCGGGAACATTGCGCCGATCTGGTTGCCCGCCGCGACGTACGACCGCATCGGCGTGTACGTCCAGAGCGGCGGCACCGCCACCCTTCGTCTCGGCCTCTACACGGCGTCGACATCGACCGGTTTGCCGGGCACCCTGGTGTTCGACGCCGGAACGATCAGCACAGCGTCGACCGGTCTGATCCAAGCGACCATCAGTCAAACCTTGTCGGCTGGCTGGTATTGGGCGGCGGTCGTCAACGACGCCCACACATCGTCGTTCAATCTCATGGGGTTCGGTGAATCATCCGCTCCGACGATCTTTGGTTCGGCGTCACAGGTGACCGCTGACTTCCGTCAGCGTGTCGCCCTCGCTTCGTCGTCGTGGACGACTGGAGGGCTCACATCGTCGCCGCCGTCGCTCGGGTGGGCGGCAGCAGGCGTCAAGGTTGTTCTCAGGAGATCAGCATGAGTTCAGGCGCAGTGTTCACCGATGGCGTGATGGTCGAGCAGACGGTCGACAACGGCGACGGCACCGGCACCCGCACCGTGTACGACGCCGACGGCAACGTCGACACCGTCGAACAGTTGACCGGGCTGCCGATCCGACCCCTGCCCACCGACCCGTTGCTCACCGCGGTCGACCCCCGCGACACCACCACGATCAGGAGAACATGACATGGCAACCCTCGCCGAATCCGCCCAGTACGCCGAGGACGAGACGTTCATCCGTCGCGTCCGTCAGGCGATGACCAAGGCAGCACAGAACGTCGCGTCGGAGGACCCGCAGACCGCGAACCACGCCGACCGCGCAGCCCTCGCCGCGACCGTCCTGGCTCTGCCGAACGAGTGGGCACGCAACTTCGCGGTCGCGGTCGCGAACAACCCGAACGTCGGCACCGGCACGTCCGACCCGCTCACCGACGACGGCGCCTTGGAGTTCGTGACGAACTCGCTGTGGGACGCGTTCTCAGGGTGACCGACAGCAGGAGTAGATGATGGCTGCACGAACGATCACCGTAGGACTACCGCCCGGTGTCGTCACCGAGGGCGACCTCGCCGAAGTTGCGACCACGGGCGACTACAACGACCTGTCGAACCTTCCCACCATCCCCGACAGTGCCGACGACGTCGGCGCCGCACCGGCGACGCGCACCGTCGGCACCGGGCTGGGCACGTCGGGCACCGTGAACCTGGACATGTCGGCGGTGCACGGCACCATCCAGACCATCGCGGCGTCGGGCTCGCTCACGTTCACGACGTCGAACCGGGCGGCGGGTCGTGAGGTGACGCTCATCATCTCGGCTGGTGGGTCGTCGCGCACCCTGACGTGGCCGTCGTGGCTCGCCGTCGGCGCTGCGCTGCCGACCACGCTGGCGTCGGGCAAGACACTCGTCGCGACGGTCACGTTCGTCGACACCACCGACGCCGCAGCCGTCGCTACCGCGGCGGTGCAGCCGTGAGAACGCTCACCATCAGCGACCCGGCGATGTTGGGTAGCGCCAAGCGGTCCTACGCTGAAGAAGTGCTCGCCGACTCGCCTGCCGGACTCTGGATGCTCGACGAAACATCCGGCACCACCGCCATCGACGTCTCCGGGAACGGTCGGAACGGCACCTACCAGGCAGGCTTCACGCTGGCGCAGAGCGGCCCGAGCTCGATGCTGCCCAACGCGGTCGCGCTGACCGGAGAGGCGGCGGGCACGGGCCTGGTCGAGTTCCCCAACTCGGCGACCTCGGCGCTGACGTCGAACTACACGATCGGCCTCGTCGTCAAGTTCGACCAGACGATCACCACTGGGTTGTGGAATCTTCTGTCTCTGGTCAGTGCGTCTGAATGGTCGCAGCCGTTCCAGCTATCCGTAGGCAAGAGTGGAGCACCGGCAGCGAACAACGTGACGTTCCGAGTCGGCGCTGGGACAAGCAACGAGTCCACCGTCGTGTCCCCGGCCACCGACCTCGGCACCACCTGGCACCACTTGGCGGCCCGCTGCTCCGGTACTACCTACTCCGTGTGGTTGGACGGCGTGTCGATAGGGTCGAACACCTCGAACCAGGCCCGATCGAACTCGGGTCAGGTCATGGGGCTCGGCCGTAGGACTGCGGCCAGCGGACAGCGGGGCAGGACCGGGAAGTACGCCGGCCTGTACATCATCGGCTCTGCGGTCAGCGACGCGCGCATCGCCGCACACGCCAGAGCAGCGGGCCTTTGATCTGCTGATGGCCTTCACCGACCTGTTCGACCGCGCCGACAACCTCACCAGCCTCGGCTCCCCATGGGTCACCGAGGCTGGTCAGTTCGGGATCGCAGCGTCCGATGCTCGATATACCGGCGACCTCTACTACCCGGGCATGAGCGCGAGCCTCGCGTGGCCGTGACGCGGAGGACCTGATGTCGCACGAACAGGAGTGCGTCGAACGGGTCATCGTCGCAGGCATCAACACGGCCTCCGGTGGCCCGGCGGTGGTTACCTCCGAGGACGGGGTGACGTGGAACGAGGTGGTCGGGTTCCCCGGCACCGGTGCGTCACAGGTCAGCGTCGCCGGAGGGGCGTTCTTCATTCAGACCGCCCCCGAATACACCGCCAACAACTACGCCTACTCCTACGACGGCGACTACTGGCAGCTCGGGTCGGCGGACGCTGGCGCCTTCTGCGTCGCTCGCACCGACAACTACTTCGTCTCCCTCAACTCCAACGTCTCCGTCCGTTCGTCAACGCCGCCGGGGCCGTGGGGCACGAACGTCAGCACCGGCTCGGGATCGGGCCACGTCGGTCGCCGCCTCATTCATCGCTCCGGTCGACTTGTGGGGGCGATCAACTTCACGGCCACGCAGCCGTCGATCGTCGTGTCCGACGACGAGGGTGCGACGTGGACCGCGGTCAACGCCACCCCAGGCACCGGGTCATCTGGCACCGAACCCTGGATCTTGCACGACATGGACTACGGCGCGGGCCGCTACGTCGCCACCGTCGCACGACCCTCGGCGTTCCTCGACCGCTGGATCATCACCTCCACCAACGGCCTCACCTGGACGACGGTGAGCACCGGCATCCCCGACCAGTTCCCGGTGGCGATCCGCTACGGCAACGGCCAGTTCGTGGCGGTCGGCACCCCGAACTGGCCGTTCGTCCCGAGGACCTACACGTCCCCCGACGGCCTCAACTGGACGATGCACACCCCGACGGGCCTGCCCGGCGGCGGGTTCTTCCCGAACGCCGGGCTGGCCTTCTGGAACGGCCGCTGGATCTTCGTGCAGCCGCTCGACAACAACATCTACACCTCGACCGACGGCATCAACTGGGGGGGCACGTCGTTCCCGAACCGCGACTGGCGCGGCGTGGCGGCAGGCGTGGCGTGCCAGTCGCCAGCGGCCAGCGGCGGCGTCCACCTCGGCCTCGCCATCTGAGAGCAGCCGTCAGCGCCGGCCGGAATCCCGGTGTGCAGCAGCGCTCAGCACGGCGCACCCGCCGCGGCATCCGCCAGATGAACCACTCGCCCCGCCTCGGCTCGCCCGGGCGGGGCTCTTCGTCGCGCTCGTCCACCGGGTCGACGGTACGGGCCCGCCGTGACACGTCAACCGGTCGCCGAGAGCACACTCAGATCGGCGTCGGCGGATCGGTCGCCTGCACCCCACCGTCCGACACGTGATCCGTCCAGGCGCTCCCGTCCCAATAGCGGTGCTCGTGACGGCCCATCGGGTCGGGATGCCAGCCCGCCGGCACCGACGGCGGAGGCGGAGGCGGCGGCGGCGGCGGTGGTGGTTGGTTCCATCTCTCCCTCGGGACGTTGGTGACACTGGTAGAGATCCTTCCAGAAAGTGGTAGACATTCTTCCAATGAACAGCGCGATGAAGTACACGCACGACATCCCGATGGCCGAGATGGACGGTCAGCACGCCAAGTCCATCGACTGCCCGTGCGGCACTGACGTCGAAGAGGTGACTCTGGGTCGGACGGCGATCGTCTACCACCAGCGGCGTACCCCTTCGAAGCGGTGGCAACGATGACCTGGGCCTGCGAGGAGTGCGGATGGGAGTGGCCGTATCGCGGCGAAGAGGCGTGGGCATGGGCGGAGTGCGACAGCTGCGGCGGGCGGCTGGTCGAGCAAGACGACCAGCCGGTCGATGATGAGGCGGCGCCATGAGCGACGGACTTGTACTCAACCTGAGCACAACCCCTACCGTCTCCGGGATGGACCCGGAGATCGAGAGCCGCCTGAAGCGTGCTGCCGTCCGGTCCAACCGCGCACGAGAGGACCTCGAGCAGGCGATCATCGACGCCTTCTTGGCCGGTGCCGGGCAGCGCGAGATCGCACGGGCAGTCGACATGTCGCACCCCGCGGTGAAGTACATCCTTGACCGGCACCAGAACGAGCGGGACGACGTCGCCAACGAGGTGCAGCGCCGGGGCACCCTCCGCAAGGGGACCCCTTTACAACAGGTGATCTCCGGAAAACATTCCGCAGGGGGTTGACTCCGAACACCTTTCCGGTGTTGAGTTTCGGGTATGCCTTCCGACCTCATCCCCACCGCAGAGGTGGCCGACCGGCTGGGACGCACCGTCCGACAGGTTCACTACCTGATCGAAGCCGGGCGCCTCACCCCCACCATCAAGGGCAACGGACCACGCGGCCCCATGTTCTTCGACCCCGCCACCGTCGACGCACTCGCCGACGAGCTGGCTGAGGCGGTGACTCAGTGAGCGCCCGGCACGGCTACACCGAACACGAGCGCGCCGCCCGACGCCGCCGAGCTGCTGGGCGACCTGCAGATCATCGAGGTTCCCGCACCCCTCCCCGGGAGCGCCGCATGAGCACGATCGCCGCCCTCGCCGTCGCCACGGTGCTGACCGTCGCCTACATGCTCACCGAACACCCGCTGCTGTTCGTCGCCCTCGCCGTCGCCGCCGTCGTGCTGGCGTGGGTGGGGCTGCGTGACGAGCCGGACCGTGTCGAGCTCGCACCGCGCTCTCGCTTCGATCGGCTCGACCGATGATCGCCGTCGAGCTGGTGTGGGGCCACGGCTACCTCGCCGGAGCGATCGTCGTCGCGACGATCGCCACGCTCGCGGTCCTCGACTGGATCTCCGAGAAGGACCGTCGCCGATGACCTGGACCGCCGCCCTCCTCGCCGTCGTCTACGTCGCCGTCTACACCCTCGGCTACCTGACCGGCACCCGCCGTCGACCGCCACGCCCCCACTGCCCCGACTCGTACTGGGCGGGCTACCGCAAGGGCCACTCGGACGGCCAGCTCTTCGCCCTGATCCGCGAACGCAACCCGTCGCGCAACTGATCGCTCGGGGTCGTGGCGACGCACACACCCACCCGGTGCGTCCCTGGGGCCGGCCCCGAGCCCTTCCACCAACAGCCAAGTACCCACCTGCGTTGCTCTAACTAGGAGCGCAGGTGGGTACCGACGAAAGGACAGCCTACGTGGCCTCATCCAACGACCCCATCATCCATGACGTCGCACCCGACGACGTCCGTGTCCGCATCGGCGACGACTACCTCCTCGTCGGGTTCCTGCGGGACGGTCAGACCCACGTCGAGGCCGGGCGCCTGTACGTCGCCGGTGTCACCGACCGCGAGCGCCTCGAGAACCTCCTGGCCATCGCCCAGCGGATCCGCCAGGCCGCGCTCGACCTGATCGCCGACCTGCAGGGCGACGACGTCGCCGAGGTGCACACCGCGCTCGGCCGGCCGCTGCCCCTGCCCGACGCCGCACCCCTGCACGACACGACCGCGACGGCGGTGCCGGCGTGACGATCCAGCTCGACGCCCCCGGCGACAACGCCCGCCGCGACCGGTGGGGCCGCTACCTCGTCGTCCCGCCGGGCGGCGGCAAGCCGACCGGCTACACCCGGGCCACGACCGTGGCCAAGGCGCTCGACGACACGTCGAACCTCATGGCGTGGTCGAACCGGATGACCGCGATGGGGCTCGCCCAGCGGCCCGACCTGCTCGCGCTCGTGCAGGCCGCCGACCCCGACGATCGCGACGAGCTCAACAAGGTCTGCGAGCGCGCCAAGGAGGCCGGCGGCGCGACTGCCCGCCGCGACCTCGGCACCGCGCTGCACACCATGGTCGAGAAGGCGCACGCGGATCCGGGCTGGAAGGTGCCCGACACGTACGCCGCCGACGTCGCCGCGGTGCAGGCAGCGATCGAGGCCGCCGGCTACGAGGTCGTCGATGGGATGAGCGAGGTGATGGTGGTGCTCGATCGCCACACCATCGCCGGCACCTCCGACCTCACCCTGCGCCAGCGCAGCACCGGCGTGCTGCGCATCGCCGACATCAAGACCGGCGCCTCGGTGACCTACGGGGCGCTCGCCTGGGCGATCCAGCTGTCGGTGTACGCCCAGGCCGACGCCCGCTACGTGCAGGGCTCAGCGAGAGACGGGTCCGAGGACCAGCGGCTGCCGATGCCCGAGGTGGACCGCAGCGTCGCGCTGATCCTCCACGTGCAGCCGGGCTCCGGCGTGTGCGACGTGCACGAGCTGGACATCGCAGCGGGTGCCGACGCGCTCGAGGTGGCGATGGCGGTGCGCACGTGGCGCAAGCGCAAGGGTCTGTTGGTCCCGTTCGCGATCGAGGGTGGTGGCACGGCCGGCACGGCAACGCAGGACGCGGCCACCACCCCGAGCACGTCGGTCGAGCCGTCGCCCCCGCGGGCTCCCGACCAGCCGGCGGCGGTGGTTCCATGGCCCGCCGCCGCCGGCGACCCCGTGCCCGTCGCCACCGCGCTCGACGCCGTCATGCACCAGACCCGCGTCGCCTGGATCATGAACCGCATCGACGCCCTCGTCGCCAACCCGGCGGCGGCGCCGTGGCTCGGTCAGCTGTGGCCCGCGACGGTGCCACGCCCGAAGGAGACCCCGGGCGGGCCTGGCGCCTGGACGACCGAGCAGCTCACCGCGGTGATCCGCTGCGTCGACCAGGTCGAGGCGCAGGTCGAGGCACCGTTCGGCGACCAGGACCCCGCCGTCGCGGCGGCGCAGCGCGCCGAACTTGACCGTCGTGCCGAGGCGGCCACCCCGGTCGTGCACCGGTTGGTCGCCCCCGACGACGGCCCGGTGATCGCCGAGCCGACCGACGTCGACTGGCAGCGCCGGGTGCTCACCCAGATGACGCCCGAGCAGCAGGAGGAGGTGCTGCAGTGGATCCGCGACGCACAGGCCGCCGGCGTGCCGTGGGCCATGTCGCCCGCCGGTCAGCCGACGCCGTTGCGCCGCTTGGAGATCGCCCGGGCGGCGTTGGAGCTCGCCCAGCTCGACGGTCACACACCCGGCGACGACACCGGCCCGCGGGCGGCGCTGACCCTGGTGATCGGTGACACCGCCGAGCAGCCCGTGCACCGCGTCGGTGGCCTGCTCGGCACGTTGACCACCGAGCAGGCCACCGAGTTGGCCGAGCTGGCAGAGACCCATCGCCTGACGGTGAGCGAGGACGGCGCCGTGCGACTGGAGGCGGTGGCGTGAGCTACGCCGACTTTCTCGCCCGCAAGACGGCCGTGCGGCCCGCCGTCGGCATCGACCTCGACTGCGTCGACTCATCGCTGTTTCCGCACCAGGTGGAAGCCGTGCGATGGGCGGCCGAACGAGGCCGGGCCGCCACGTTCCTCGACACCGGGCTCGGCAAGACGCGCATCCAGTTGGCATGGGCCGACGCCATGCGCCAAGGCCAGCGTGCGCTCATCGTGTGCCCCCTGTCGATCGCACGCCAGACCATCCGAGAGGCCCACGCCATCGGACTTGACGCCGCCTACGTCCGCCACCACGACGACGTGAACGGACCGGGCATCTACGTCACCAACTACGAGATGCAGCACCAGTTCAACCCGGCTGACTTCGCAGCAGTCGTGCTCGATGAGTCGTCCATCCTCAAGAACCACGAAGGCCGGACCCGCACCCAACTGATCGACCGATGGGGCACTGTTCCCTACCGGCTCGCATGCACTGCCACACCGGCACCGAACGACTACACCGAACTGGCGAACCATGCCGAGTTCCTCGGTGCCATGAGCCGGGTGGAGATGCTCGCCGCCTACTTCGTGCACGACGACGACGGATGGCGGTTGAAGGGGCACGCCGGCCCGGCGATGTATGAGTGGATGGCGTCGTGGGCACTCGCCGCACGGCGGCCGTCCGACATCACCGGCGACACCCGCGACGACGAGCAGTACCGGCTGCCGCCGTTGCGCATCCACGGCGAGGTGGTCGGCGGCGTCGACGCCCCTGAGGGTCAGTTGTTCGCTACGGCGATCGGTGGTGTCGGTGGCCGTGCCAAGGTTCGCAAGGCGACCGTTGAGGCTCGCGTGGAACGGTGCGCCGAACTGCTCGACCACGATCGCCCGGCGATCGCGTGGTGCGGACTGAACGACGAAGCCGACCGAGTGGCGGCGCTGGTCGACGGCGCCGAGAACCTGCACGGCACCCTGACTCCCGAGCGCAAGGTCGAGATCATCGAAGCGTTCCTTGACGGGTCGGTGCGGGTGCTGGTGTCGAAGCCGTCGATCGCCGGGTTCGGACTGAACCTGCAACACGCCGCTCATCAGGTGTTCGTCGGCATCGGCGACAGCTATGAGGCGTACTACCAGGCGATCCGCAGGTCGTGGAGATTCGGCCAGACCCAGCCCGTTGACGTTCACGTCGTCGTGTCCGAGCTCGAAGCCGACATCGTCCAGAACGTGAAGCGCAAAGAACGCGCATCAACCGACATGACCGAACAACTCGTGACCGCGCTTCAGCGCAACAGGAAGGAACTGGCCCGATGATCGAAGCCCAGCCGTACGTGACCGACGACGCCACCGGAGATGGCTGGCGGCTGATGCTCGGCGACTCGTGCGAACGGCTCGCCGAGCTGCCCGACAACAGCGCCGACATCAGCGTCTACTCGCCGCCGTTCGCGTCGCTCTACACGTACTCGCCGTCCGACCGTGACCTCGGCAACAGCCGCAGCATGGACGAGTTCGCCGAGCACTACCGCTTCATCCTTGACGAGGTGCTGCGAGTGATGAAGCCCGGCCGGATCATCGCCGTGCACTGTCAGCAGATTGCCACCCAGAAGTGGCGCGACGGCCACGTCGGCCTGTCGGACTTCCGTGGCGACCTGATCCGGGCGCACCAGGACGCCGGGTACACCTTCTACGGCGAGGTCACGATATGGAAGAACCCGCAGGCTCAGCAGATCGTCAAGAAGGTCGCCGTACTCTCGTTCTCCACGCTTGAGCGCGACTCATCGGCATCGCGCCCAGCGCTCGGCGACTACCTGTTGATCTTTCGCAAGCCGGGTGACAACGACACCCCGGTCTCGCCTGAGTGCGACAGGGTGGAGTGGACCGAGTGGGCCGCACCCATCTGGAGCACCGACGGCGACCTGGTGGACGACTCGATCGACGCCGGCCCGTTCGGCTCGTGCTGGTTCGACATCAAGGAAACCAACACCCTCAACACGGCCGTGGCCCGAGAGTCGGCCGATGAGCGCCACATCTGCCCGCTCCAGTTGGACCTGATCGAGCGCACCCTACGGCTGTGGTCGAACCGCGGCGAGCTGGTCCTCTCACCGTTCGCCGGCATCGGCTCCGAGGGCGTCGTAGCGCTGCGTCACGGTCGCCGTTTCGTCGGCTGCGAACTGAAGCCGTCCTACTGGCAGACCGCAGCATCGAACCTCCGCACCGCAGAGAACGACGCCAAGGTGCCGTCGCTGTTCGAAGCCGCCACCTGACCCCCTACCAACACAGCAACTCACAGGAGAACCACCACTCGTGACCAGCACCAACGGCACCACCGCACTCGGCGGCGCCTCACCCACCAACGACGCCGAGCACGACCTGCTCAGCGAGGCGCCGTTCGTCGCCACCGCCACCATCACCGGCGACTGCCCGATCCTCTTCCACCGGTGGTCCAACGAGGCCGTCGCCGAGAAGGCAGCGGCCAAGAAGGGAAGCGCTGCGAAGAAGGAGGACAACGTCGAGTCCTACGTCTGGCGCAACGACGACGGCCTCATCTGCCTGCCCGGCCTGTACCTGCTCGGCGCCATGTGCGACCCCCGCAACGGTGCGGCGAAGTACCGCCAGGACCCTCGGTCGCCGCGCAAGTCGGCGCTCGACCTCTTCCGTGCCGGTGTCGTGGCGCTCACCGACATGGCACCGATCATCTCAGCGACCACCGGTGAGCCGGTGAGCACCTGGGACTACCTCGACCAGCGGCGCGTGACGGTGCAGCGCGCTGGGGTGACTCGCTCTCGCCCGGCCTTCGCCGCAGGGTGGAGCGCCGAGGTGATGCTCATGGTGCAGACGCCCGAGTACATCTCGCCGGCGTTCCTGCACGACGTGCTCACGCAGGGCGGCCGCCTGGTCGGAGTCGGCGACTTCCGCCCGACGTTCGGCCGCTTCCGTATCGACCGTTTCGACGTGGGCTTCGAGTGATCGACGTGGCGAGGCAAGGCCCGGCGGGGCGAGGCATGGCAGGGCGTGGCGAGGCAGGGCAAGGCGGGGCACGGCCGGGCGTGGCGTGGCATGGCGGGGCACGGCCGGGCAAGGCAAGGCAGGGCATGGAACACAACTCAGCAACTGAAGGAGAACACTGAAATGGCACCGATCACTCTCGACGAACCGCAGGGCCCCCGGGTCCCCGTCATGAAGCGCCAGCGCATCGGCGACACCGTCACCGGCGCCGTCGTACGCACCGTGCAGCGCGACGTCCTCAAGGACGGCCAGCCCGCCCTCAAGGACAACGGCAAGCCCCGCCAGGAACTCGTCGTCACCATCGTCGTGCTCCCCGGCACCACCATGCCCGCCGGCATCGGCCAGGACACGCCCGCCGCCGTCCCGGCCCCCGGCGACGTCACCCGCATGATCCTGCGCGGCGCCTCGTTCGGCCAGTGGATCGAAGCGAAGAACACGCTCCGTCAGCTGCAGGTCGGCGACATCGTCACCCAGACGTTGGACCACGCCCAGGTGTACAACGCCCAGGGCGCACCGACGGGCCCGAAGCTCACCACCCAGGCCGAGGTCGACGCCGTGCCCCGCGGCCAGTCCGTCGGCGTCTACGGGCCGCTCACACTGCGCCGCGCCGCGCCGGCGGAGGCGCAGTGGGTGCAGATGGCGGAGGCCGAGTACCTGGCGGCCACCGCCGTGACCCTGCCCGACACGGGCGCCGAGACGGCACCGGCCCACACCGGGCCCTTGTCGGGGTTCTAGTCGTGGCGGTCGTGTTGACCGTGACCGCCCCCGGGCCCGCAGCTCTCGCCGAGCTGTGGGCCCGCCTCGGCGGCCACCATGCCCACGTCGACATCGTCGGCGACGACATCTCCATCCACGTCGACCTCACCCCACCGCAGCCCGAGCCGGACCAGGCCGACGACCACGACGGCCACACCGTCGACGTGGGCGAGGTCGAGGTCAGCGAGCCGGCGGCCGAAGTCGTCGCCATCGACCGCAAGGCACGCCAGCAACACCCGACCGGCACCACGCTCGCCGCCCAGATCCTCGACCTGTTCCACTCCGAACCCGCCACCGAGTTCACGCCCTCCGACGTGCTCGACCACCTCGACGCCACCTACGGCGGCATCAGCGGCACCATCGCCACCCTCGTCCGCAACGGCAAGATCCAGCGCGTCGGCCGCGGCCAGTACAAGGGGCAATCTCTACCCGTTACCAAGAAGGAGCTGGAAATGTACACGAACCCCGAGCCGTGGTCCACGGTGGATGCCCTGATGTTCTGGGCCATCATCGCCATGATCATCGGCCTGATCCTCTACATCCGGGCAGTCCTGCTTCGGCGGGGTCAGCGATGACCACCCACGAACTGTCCATCCGAACCGAGTGGGCACGCTCCCACTCCGGCCAGAACTACATCGGCAAGTGAAGTACAAGGCCGGAGCAGCGTCATGAGCGTGCGGGACCTCCTCGGCGTCGAGTCGCCCGACTGGTACGAGCTCGCCGAGTGCCGCGGCGCACCCCAAGAACTGTTCTTCCCCGAACGAGGCGAGTCCACGAAGCCCGCCAAGGAGATGTGCACCCGCTGCCCCGTCTCCGTCGAGTGCCTCGCCTGGGCGCTCGACCACGGCGAGAAGTTCGGCATCTGGGGAGGCGTAGCGCAGCGCGAACGGCGCCGGATGCGTGACAGCTGGGAGCGCGTCGCATGATCCACCCGTACGGCAACCCGGCCCGCGACGAAGTCGAAGACCACCAGGCGCTCGCCGGGGACTGCTACTACACGGCACGCTCCGCGCTCCACCACGGCGACCTGCGCCGAGCCGTCACCAACCAACAGCGCGCCCGCATCAACTCGGCCGCCGCACGCGCCGCCTACCAGGCCTGGCTCGAGGTGCGGACATGACCCCCGTCGAGTTCGAGGTCGTCGGCCTGCCCGCCGCGCAGGGCTCCAAGCGCCACGTCGGCAACGGCGTCATGGTCGAGACATCGAAGAACCTGAAGCCGTGGCGCGCGGCCGTGGCCGCCGCTGCCCGCGACATCGCCGCCGACGTCGGCCAGTACGACGAGCCGTTGCACATGGAGGTGTGCTTCCGGTTCCCCATGCCCAAGTCACGGCGCGCCGCCGTGCGCTCGCTCGGCATCGCGTTGAAGACGACCGCCCCGGACCTGGACAAGCTGATCCGTTCGACCGGAGACGCATTGACGACGTCCGGTCTGATCCGTGACGACGCCCTGATCTGCTCGGTGCACGCATCGAAGCTCGAGGTGGTCGGCTGGTCCGGTGCCGTGGTCCGCCTGGTGCCGGTGCCAGCGCGCCGAGCGCGCCCGGTTCGCTGCTGCACCGACCTCTGGCCCGAACTGCGAGACGAGCCATGACCGCCGTCTTCGCCGTCGCGAACACCGAGCAGTGCCCCTGCGGCCGACCGCTCGACCCCACCGTCTTCCACGACGACGACCACCAGGGCCGCCAGCTGTGCGAGCGGTGCTGCCAGACATGCATCACCACCACGACCACTAAGGAGAACACGCCATGACCACCCTCGACCTCGACGCCGTCACCCTCGCAGCCGGCGGACATCTACCCGACAGCGACGCCATGTGCGTCATGGAAGCCGTCGCCATGCTCGCCGGCGAGCCCTGGTCCGACCGCCCGCAGTGCGCGTCACCGGTCCTCGGTGCGTTCCTGCGCTCGTGGAACGACGCGCTGCCTGACGACGAACGCCAGCAGCTCAAGCAGTACATCGCGCGACTGGTCGGCTCGAAGGGCACCGACGCGCAGGAAGCGGAACGGTCGTGGCTCGCGACGGACTGGATGGTCCGCGTGCAGGCCCCGGCGTGGCTGCGGCTCGCCGGCCTGACTGAGCAGGCCGACGTCTTGGCCGGGATGCAGCCGGTGAACCGGGAGACGAGCCCGTCGATCCTCCCGGCGTTGAAGGCGGTGCGCAGCGATGCGGCCGCCGCCGAGGCCGCCGCCGGGGACGCCGCCGGGGACGCCGCCAGGGACGCCGCCTGGGCCGCCGCCTGGGCCGCCGCCGA